GTGTTGTAGTACTGGGGCACGTCGATCCAGTGGGACAGGTGGCGGGCCTCACCCACATCCACGCCGTTCACCTGGGTCTTCAGGGTCGTGTTGATGGCGTTCGCCGAGCCCGAGGCGTACAGCTGGTTATAGTTGATGCACGGGAAGGCGATGAACTTCACGGGCTGGGCCAGAGCCAGCTCCTGCGTCGGCGCGGTGCCCATCAGGACACGCTGGACCTGGGTCACCAGCAAGTCGTGGCTCGTCTTGGCAAACCAGTCGCGCTCACCCTGATCCAGGTACGTGAAGTTGGCCCAGCAGATGTACTGCAGGCTGGAGTATGCCGGGCTGCCGGCCGGGATACCGGTAGGCATACCGGACGTGCTTGCCAGGTTAGCGGACCACGTGATGCGGAGCTCGACGTCATGGAACTGCAGGGCAATAAGGGGCAGTGCGACCGCCCAGTCCTTGCAGAAGAAGAACTTCAGGGGCAGGAAAGAAGCCTTCTGGTTATTGATGGTCGTGCTGGTCGTATTCAGGTAACGCTGGGACCAGTTCTGGGCGCCCGTGATGGGCTCGATGTCGGTCATGTACTCGATGTCCTGCGTATCGACGATCTGGCCGCCGATGTACAGGTCGATCTTGTCAATCACATTCGACCAGTTCAGACCGGCGATCGAGGAGCCGTTGGAATCCTTGGCCGTCAGGTACACGTACGTCAGTAGATCGCCCTTCTTCTCGAAACGGACGGTCGAAATGCCGCCGGCGATGGGCGTGCCCTGGATCACCTGGCGCTCGACCGAGTTGGCGAAGTGCGTGTAGCGCTTGTAGTTCGAACGGTAAAAAGAAACTTCGGGCTTGCCGGTCAGCCACGCGTCCTGAGGTCCGGTTGCGACGAGCTGAACGATACCACCGCTCATTTTATAATGTGTCTAGATTTTTTTAAACAACCTTAAGGGGCGGCAGCGCGATCGGATTTTTCTCGAGCTGCTGGATGGCAATGTCAAGTGCGGCCGATCGGGCCAATGGATTGAACCCATCAGCCTTGTGCTCGTTAAGAGGATCGTCGTACTGCGGCGCTTTGTACCCGTTGCTATTGTTCGCGCCAGTCGGGCCCATCGCGGGGACCGGGAATGGTACAGACTCGGTTCTCAGTTGCGAGGCCGCGCCAACCTGGTTGACGGGGTCGTTGCGAACGTTCATACGCTGCCCGTTTCCGGCCCGATCCTCCTGCGAACGATAACCCGACAGGCGAGTCAGGGACTTGTCGGTGTAGGCGGTCGTGCCCGAGGCGTACGGCTGGTACACATTGTACTGCGGCGGGCCGTCCGCGAGCGTGTCGGCGCGCAGGCCCGTCTCTTGGCGGATCGTCGTGCGGCGAGTCTTGAGGAAATCAGGGCGACCCTCTGCGCCCACGATGGCGCCACCCTGACCCTGGCCACCGCCCTGAGCCGGCTCGCGCATCCAGGTCTTCGTCTCCTTAGCCTCCTTGGTGATCGAGCCGATGAGAGGCAGGCCAGACTTGACGACGGGGTTGGGCGGGCCATCCCGGCCCTCGATCGTCGTGAGCTTCTCCTCGTTGATGTTCGTCGGAAGAGCCCGGAAGTAATCGTGGAAGCCACCACCGGCCGCGACGTTCGGACCGAGGCCGAGACCGGGGCCGACGTTCTTCGGCTGCTCGAGCGGCGACAGATTGTTCATCTTGTTCGTGATGTACTCGCGGTTCACCATGTCATAGACGGGCTGGCCGTGCGGAAAACGGGTCGCCGTCTTCGAGACGTCCTGGAGATTCCGGACGGCATCCTTGGGGCGGAGACGCCAATCACCGATCCGACGACCCAGATTGGGAGTCGTAACGGACAGGTCAAACGCGTCCGCGGCGTGATCGGCCGGATGCGCCATGAGATCGATGTCTCGGCGTGTAATTGGCGGAACTGGTTTCGTGGTTGCTGACAGAGTCGCCCGGGCGGACTCGTCTGAGTTCTCGCTGAGGCGCTTACCGGCAAACACAAGACCGACGACGGCTGCTAGGGCCAATGGGTCCATATTATCATTTACTTAGAAAAATAACGCTGAACGAAACGAGTATTCTGCTGATCGGCGAAAGTGCTGATCGGGTCCCATGTCAGCACGCGCAGCGGCAGGTTCACATAGTTGTTGGGAAAGTCATACGGCTGCTCGGACCAGCCCTTCTTCCAGGCCGTCGTCGGCTCCTCACGGAGCATACTCTCGACCTGGACCTGATCCTCGAGGACGACCTGCGCAGGGCCGATCCACACGTTTTGCTGAAGAATGTTCTTGCTGGTGTCCTGGCGACCCATTATTAGTTTAGGCACATTTTTATTTGCTCCCCGCTCCATAACCACCGCCGTTGCCGCCGCGCAGCTGCGTCGTCTCGGGGAAGGACGAGTAGAAGCGATCCGGGTCGCAGGCCGCGCCGCCCTGGTCGTGACATTTGGGCGCGAACGGCTTGCCGTACGCAGCCTGTGCGAACCCAGCCTGATCGTTCGGGATCGTCGTGGACGCGACGGTGTAGAAGTTGCGCTCGGCGTCGCGCTGACGCTCGTACGGGTGAATACGGCTCCAGACCGACTGGACCTGGTTGCGCATGCTGGGGTACCACGCCGCCGCCGGGCGGTCCGGCTTGTCGACGTAGTCCGTCATGAGAACGTTCCCCATGGGGTTGTCGAGCGTCGGGAGGGTGACGGGTTCACGGAGAGGGCCTGGGATGCGCGCGTCGCCCTGAGCTGGGCGGAGCTTGCCGTCAGAAATCATGCGGGAAACGTACATGTAATAAAGGATCGCGAGGACCAAAACGCCCAGGGCGAACACACGCGGGTCCCGGTTAATGAGGTACACGACGCACGTGCTGTAAATGACGAAGCGAGTCGTGGCTGAGACGCGTTCGCGGGCCGACTGCTTGGCGGTCGGCCAAAACTCGAGGAGCTTGTCGGTTTGAAATACCTCCCGAGGATTCATTCTATTACTTACTTAGATGATTTTTTCTTGCGTTGACGGGGCTGTGACCCGCCTCCCCCGCCGCCCATGAGCGCCGCCAGGGGGTTGCCACCACCGCCGCCCGAGCCGAGCATCTGGGCCAGCATGTTATTCATACCGGCCATGAGAGCCGCCTCATTCGGAGCCTCGCCGCCCTGGAAGTTCTTCGCGCACTTCTCGGCGGCCGACTCGATCATAGCGAGCGTCTCGGGCGGGAACATACTCATAGTCGTCGCGATCATGTACAGGGAGTGCAGGTACTGCCAGATGGCGTTCTTGGTGTTCTCGGTGCACTCGTCCGTCTTCCAGATCGCGACCAGATTGAGCTTCCGGGCGAACTTGTTCTCGTCGCAAAAGAACGACTCGTCCTTCTGCATCATCTGGGACCCCCACGGGTTGATGCACTTCATGAAGTCGTCCTTGGTCCAGGGGTTCGCCTTTGCGTCCTGGAATGCCTTTTCATCGGGGAACACCTGAATGAGTTCGTCGATGAACTGACCCATCATCTCGTTGAATGCAGCGAGAGTCGTCATTTAGTATTTTATTGGACGAAAATCCTTAAGTTAAAAAGGCGCCTTGACTGTGGGATCTTGCGAATATCCCTGGCCCTGGCTCACGATGAAATAGACGAGGAGGCCGACCAGGAAGGCCGGCTTGACGAGATCCGAGTTTTTGAGCTTGTGTTCGCCGTTCATTTTGGCCCGGCCGTACACGTACGCCATGGCGATTCCGGCTGCGATCACGGCGGCGCTGAACGGCTCACGGAGGTGCTGTTCCATTAATTATTACCAAGTTTTTTACGGGCCTACTTTTCACGTGCATCGTCGAAAAGGTTCTGTTCCGGAATTCTGGGCGGCTGCAGAGACGGCGTCACGGCGACCGTCTTCGTCCCCCCTGGAGTCGCGCCCATCTCCATACCGCCCGGGGTTCCCGCCGCCCCCGACTCGCCCGTATTCATTGGTACGCCATCCACCTCGGCGTTCTCGTTCATGGGCTCGGGCTCGGGCTCGGGCTCCGGCCCGGGCTCCTCGGCTGGGTCCTCGTTCATGAGGTCCGCTTCCTCTTCGTCGTCACCGTCGAGGTTCATGTTGTCGCCCATCGGAAGGTACGCGTCCAGAATGTCGGCCGTCGGGATCAGACTATCGACGACCTTTCTAATTTTGACACAAAATCTCTCGTGAAGTTGCTCCATGCGAGTGTCCTCGTTGATCGACGGGTTGATGATGACGTCCGGGCGCTTGTACACGTCCTCGGCACATGCCTCGTAACACCGCTGGACGAACACGTCATTGGAAGGGAGCTTGATGCAAATCTTCTTGGACTTTTTGTCGGTCCGGATCGAGCTCAGGATCTTGACGTGCGTCACGAACACGGCCGCCAGGAGCTTGGGAAACAAAGGGTCGGCCTTGATGATCGCCTCGGTGTGCTTCAGGGAGATTGATGAATTCCACGACTTAATTTCACGAAGAAGTTCATCGAACACCTGCGGTGTCGCCTTGCCCTGGGACTGCTTCTTGGCCTCGAGCCAAATCTCCCAGAACGTCTCGACCATATGGGGGATCATCGCATCGCATAGCTTATTAGTGAATCGGCGCTCGGACTCGTTGAGAAGGTCCATGCTTTGGTAAATGCGTAGCATTTATTTACGGATTAATTAACGTACACACCTGCGTAGGTGGTTTTCCAATACTCGAGTTCCCCTTCGAGCTGATGGATCCTATTCAGAAGTTCGACCTCGACCTCTTCCTTGTGGTTTAGTCGCCTCTTGAGTCGCTCAATTTCATTTTCAAATTGCTTGGACTGTACCCGGACGTCCTTGACTTCCTGGACGGACTCCCATGATTGATGTTACTTGCGT